TGCTTTTCAAACTATACCATCCGATATAAGAAAAAGATTTAACAATTCGCCAACCGAATTTTTTGAATTTGCTTCAAAAGAATCTAATTTTAATGAACTCGTAAAATTAGGATTAGCTACTGGAGAAATAGTCCAGGAGCTAGAAGAAAAAGTTTCCTCCGTTGATGTAGAGGAAAAGGAATCTGCATCGCATAGCGCTGCGGATTCCGCTTAGCGCAGTTAATCACTTGTTCTTAACTGTGCTAACTGACACCAAACTAAAGAAAAGGAGCTAAAAATATGGCTATGAGATACAAAATGAAAAAAAGAAAAAGTAGAAAAATGTTTACTAGAACTGCTAGAAAAGTAAACAAAAAGAACTACGCCAAACCTATGAGAGGCGGTTATAGATTGTAATGACCTGTTTCAACCCTATGGTTGTATATAGTGTCCCCAATGAAAATGACCCAACAAAAAGGAGGATTGTCTTTAATCCTCCCCCCACTACATCAGCCTATTCAATTACAAAACCATTTAATATAGACTGTGGACAATGTGCCGGATGTCGATTAGCGAAAGCTAGAGAATGGGCAATAAGATGCACACATGAAGCAATGATGCATAAAAACAGTAGTTTTTTGACATTAACATTTAGTGAAGCTGGACTTGTCGGAAGACAAAATAAATATTCAGAAAAAGATAAAAAAGACATTTATTCATTAAATGTAAAAGACTTTCAAAATTTTATGAAAAGATTAAGAAAGTATATAAAGAAATATTGTTATTTTACTAACAATGAGATTTCTTATTATCATTGTGGAGAATATGGAGAAATAAACAATAGACCTCATTATCATGCTTTAATTTTTGGATATGATTTTCCAGACAAATATGTCTGGTATAAAGGTAAAGATAAATCTAAAAATTTATATAGATCAGAAATTTTAGAAAAACTATGGCCTCATGGAAATAGTTTAATAGGTAACGTAACTTATGAATCAGCTAGTTACGTGGCAAGATATGTAATGAAAAAAATTAACGGAAAACAACAAGAGGAACATTATGAAGGAGTTACGCCAGAATATGCTACAATGTCTAGAGGAAAGAAAAACGCAATTGGCTACCGATGGTATAATAAATACGGTTTGTCCGATTGTCATAATAATGACCGTGTTAGTGTGCGTACTGATAACGGAACATTTTATATAAAGCCCCCTCGATATTACGATAAGTTATTAGAACAAAATAATAAAGTATTATACGACAAAATAAAAGAAACAAGGCGAAATGAAACGCCTGATCCTGTGCTTAGACGCTTCCCTAATGACCGTTTAAGCGTAAAAGAAAAATTACAACATATAAAACTCAATAAACTGATTAGAAATAACATTTGACATATATTATATATTATGAAACTATCTTTCCATACATTAATGGAGAGAAAGTATGTCAAAAACACCATCACAATCAGATTATATATTTTCAATATACGATAACGTAGCTGAAATATATGAACCACCTTTTGTTGAAAAAAACAAAGGAACTGCAATTAGACGAATACAAGATCTAATTCAGAATAACCCAAATAGTCCTTATTCAAAATTTCCAGATAATTTCATATTAACCCACATCGGTCATTTCGATAATGAAGATGGGACTATTTTGGATTTAAAACCAGAAAATGTAATTCATTTTCTCGACTTAACAGAAAAACAGAAAGAGGAGTAAAAAATGGTAGCATTCGGCCCACGTGGAACCTTACCATCAACAATAACAAAAGACTTTAGTAGAGCACCTAAAGCTAATATTCAAAGATCAGTATTTAATAGATCACATGGATTAAAAACTACAATAGATGCAAATTATCTATACCCAATATATTTTGATAATGTTATGCCCGGTGACACATTTACAATGAATGCTCACGGATTTGGGCGTCTATCAACGCCCATACACCCTTTTATAGACAACCTAAAATTACAAAGTTATTTTTTCTTTGTGCCATATCGTCTACTTTGGACAAATTGGCAGCGCTTTATGGGAGAAAGAGATCCCAATCCAGACTCATCAATAGATTATTTAGTACCACAAATACAATCACATACAGTATCTAGTGGAGACTTATTTGATTATTTCAATGTCCCTGTTGGTGTTAGTTTAGATTTTAATAATTGGGCAGGAAGAGCTTATAATTTAATATGGAATGAATGGTTTAGAGATGAGAACCTTCAAAACAGTGTAACTGTAGATAAAGATGACGGCCCAGATACTGCTTCAAATTATGTATTATTAAAAAAAGGTAAAACACATGATTATTTTACAAGTGCTTTACCAACCCCACAAAAAGGAGACGCAGTTGATTTACCTCTTGGTGGTAATGCTCCTGTATTTTATGATGGTACCGGAGCCGATAACCTACTTATTGAAAATAATGCTGGATCTACTTATGGTATAGCTACAAACGGATCCACCGCAAAGGTTGATTTAGGAACAATAGGTTCACCAAAATCTAAAATGTATGCTGATTTAAGTGGAACTTCATCAGCTACAATAAACCAATTAAGAGAAGCTTTTCAAATACAAAGTTTATTGGAAAGAGACAATAGAGGTGGAACTCGATACAAAGAATTAATATATTCACATTTCGGAGTAGAAACTGGAGATGCAAGACTAGACCGCCCTGAATATTTAGGTGGTCGTAAGTCCCCTATTACTATTACTCCTATACCTCAAACAAGTTCAACAGATACAACAACACCACAAGGTAATATGGCTAGTTATGGAACTATAGGTTTTAGTGATCATAGATTTCAAAAATCATTTACAGAACATGGTTGTGTTGTTGGTATGGTATGCGTTTATTCAGACCTTACATACGGTCAAGGATTACCTAGAGATTTTAGTTATCAAACTAGATATGATTATTTTTGGCCGGCTCTTGCTCATTTAGGAGAGCAAGGCATCTTAAATAAAGAAATATATGCTCAAGGAACGTCTGATGATGACAACGTATTTGGTTATCAAGAAGTTTACGCAGAATACAGATATAAACCTTCAATGCTAACTGGTAAAATGAGATCCAATGTTACTGGTTCGCTTGACTCTTGGCATCTTGCACAAGACTTTTCTTCATTACCGAGCCTAAACTCAAGTTTCATAGAGGAAAATAGCCCAGTCGATAGAGTACTTGCTATCAATTCAGAGCCTCAACTATTACTAGATATGTTCTTTGATCTTAAATGTGCTAGACCAATGCCTACATATGGAACTCCATTATCATTGAGTAGATTCTAATGGTATGGCAAGCAATAGCATCTGCCGGTCTTGATTTCTTAGGTAAGAAACAAGAACAACGCTGGGCAAAACAAGCCGCCAATAGGCAAATGGACTTTCAGCGTGAAATGTCTAATACCGCATATCAGCGTGCTATGGCTGATATGAAAAAAGCCGGTATTAATCCAATTATGGTTTCCAAGCTAGGGGGTGCCTCCACCCCCACTGGAGCTATGGCAAGAACACCAGATATGGGAAAAATGGGCAGTGATGCAATAAAAAATTATGCAACCGCAAAACAATTTGCATTAACTGATGCTCAAACAAAAAACACAAATGAACTTTCAAAAGTTCATAACACCACTGCTAAAGCTAATTCAGCTAAAGCCAAAATGCTTGAAGAACAAGCAATTACAGAAGCTCTTAAACAATCAACAGAAAGAGCTAAATATACTAATTTAAGAATTAAAAATTCAATGGATCAATTTGAATTTAATTATTTTAAAAAATTAGGTTATCCACCAAAAGTTTTAACTGCCAGAGTTGAAAACATTATTGGAACACATCTTTGGGAAAAATTACCCCCAAATGACAAAGTTGCATTCACAAGATTTGTATATGACCAAGCTAGAAAACTTGGTGGAAAAATTAATCAATTTACTAATAACCCAGACACTATGATTGATAAATGGTGGAAACAATGGACTGCTATGAACCCATTATCTTTACCATCAATATATGGAGGAAGATAATGACAACAAAAAAAGTAATACCATTTAGAACACATTATTCGCCTCAGGTAAGGGTCACCTACGATACAGTAGGCGATAGCTTAACTGAGCAACAATATGCTGAAGAAAGCTTAATGCTTAATAAAATCAAAAAATATGATTCACAAGGTTTTTTTGATTCAATAAATAGAAATGCTGGCCAATTTAATGACTTTACTCAAGTCAGAGACTTATCGGATGCAATAGAACAAATAGAAGAAGCAAGAGATGCTTTTCAAACTATACCATCCGATATAAGAAAAAGATTTAACAATTCGCCAACCGAATTTTTTGAATTTGCTTCAAAAGAATCTAATTTTAATGAACTCGTAAAAT